ATGGTCTTACGACCTTTGCATAATATGGGTAACTGTTCTGGTACGTCACAAGCTGAGCCTTTGTCACTTAGTGCGGACCCTATGGTTAGCATGCTTCCAGGGTTTGGTGGCACTGACATTGACGAAATGTCTTGGAATTATATTAAAAGTGTCCCTGCCTTCCTTGAACGATTTAGTTTCGCTAGTGCTAACGCAGTTGGCACTAACGTATACACTAAACATATTGGGCCTGGATTTCTGTATAATTCCTACTCGAGTGGTTTAGCCAGTCCTAACACTTCTTTGTATCGCACTTATCCACCATTTTGCTACATTAGTAATATTTTTGCTAATTGGCGTGGTGGTATTGTAGTTACCATTAAGATGGTTAAGACCGATTATCACTCTGGTCGCTTGTTGGTTACTTGGACACCCAATGACGTTTCAGCGACTACTCCCACCTTGGCCACATCTGCCTACTCTATGAGGACGATCATAGATATCCGTGATGTTACCGAGGTTGAAATAACCTTACCTTATATGCTGGATAACCCTTGGCAACAATTTGATCTAGATATGGGTCAACTTGATATTATTGTTCTTAACACTCTGCAGGGACCCAACACTGTTGGATCCACTATTGATTGTTTAGTTTATTATCATGCTGCTCCCGATTTTGATCTAGCCGCCCCGAATTCAGTATTTAACCAAACTTATGTTCCCAATTCTGGTGATAAAAGCGCCAAGGAGATTTTTGAAATTTGTTGTGATATTGGATGCCCTTGCCATAATATTAAACCACAGTCTGGTGACAAACCAAATACTAAAGTGGCAGGTGTTATTGGTAATGACACTTCTACTATTCCAGCAATTGAGGAATTTACTATTGGTGAGAAATTCACTAGTGTCAAACAACTTATTTCTAGATATTCTCGCATGTACTTTGCTGCTGCTACTATGGATAATGCTGTCGCTTTTAGAATGTATCCTTGGTCTGTTGGTGGAGTGTTGGGAACACCTGCTATCGCGACTGGTTCTTATCTTGGTGATATGTATTCTTATCTTGCCCCCGGTTTTGCCCTTGCGCGCGGTGGTATGCGTTATAATATCAACTGTGCGAATTCAGTTTTGAGCCAAGTTGATTTCTCCCGAGATATTTTTGATCTTATGGAGAATGCTGCTTCTGCCACTGTTCAATATGGTGGAACAACTTTACCAAACTCTTTAGCAAATGGCTCCAACGCCACTAGCAATATCTGGACTCGTCCTGTTATTGCAACTGGTGCTGGCACCAAAACTACAGCTAATCCAGCTGTTTTCGTCCAATCTACAAATGGTATTGAAGTCTATGTACCTCAATACAACAACAATCCTAGCCGTCTCATACCTTATGATGTGACGCCGGCCAAGGTCAGTAGTAATTACCCCTACTATACCGTTCCTTTTAACGCTATTAGTTGGGATGCTCTTTCTACTGTTACAAACAAGAAGATCTATCGAGCTGCAGCCGAAGACGCCCAACTTGGGTATTTTATCGGCTTTCCAGCTTCCTTGATAGGTATTTCCTAGAATAAGCAATTATGGTTTTTATCCGGAGT